CAAATGTTTTTAATAATGTTATAACTTTTAGTAATAATAATTTATACAATAAATACTATAAAAAGTTTATTGAAGAAATTACAGACACTAACTCCAAGATAGTTAATGCTTATTTTTATTTAACTCCTAATGACATATCTAATTTAAGTTTTAGGAAACAATATTATTTCGAAGGTCAATATTTTAGATTAAATAAAGTAGAGAACTACAATCCATCTAATCCAATTACAAAATGTGAATTTCTTAAAATAAAAGAGGCTACTGTTTTTAGTCCTAGTACACAGACTTCTCATGGTGGAAATCAAACTTTAGGCGGTCAAAGAACTCCGACTTTTGGACAAGGAACAGGAACTTTAACTAATGGAAACAGTGTGGGAAATAGAGGGATAAGTACTACTGGTTCTGATAACTATGTAAGTGGAACTGTTCAAGGTGCAACTATATCAGGTTCAAATAATAGTATATTTTCAGGAGCAAAAAATGTAATTATTCAAGGTGACGGAAACACAGTTAATTCAGGAGTTAAAAATGTACAGTTAATAAACTCTAATAATCAAACAGTAACAGAGTCTAATGTCATGTATATTAATGACGAGATTCAAGGAAACGGAAGTTTTAAAACTGTGTCCGCTGATTTTATAGCTAGTGAAAATATTAGAACCTATTTAATAGACACCGCTGGTGGAAATGTTATAGCTAGATTTGCGGCTATTTATGGAACTTCTTTTCCTTACTTTCCACATATTGGTAAAATATGGACTTTTAAAAAATTACATTCTACTCATCAAGCTATTATAGATGCTACTGGATTATCAACCACTATAGATGGAAATTCTACTTATACACTTAGTGCAAATAATGATAGCATAACAATAATGTGGGATGGTCAACAATTTAATATAATATAAAATGGCAGAAAAAGTAGCTTTAGAAATAGATATAAATGCAAAGGGAGCAACTACCTCGCTAGGACAATTAGAGGAAGAAGCGGAAAGATTAAACGAGGAACTAAGAAAAGTTCCTTTAGGGACTAAGGCTTTTAAGGATTTAAAACAAGAGTTAGTTGGTGTTAACAAACAAATTAAAAACACTGAGCTATCTATGGAGGCTTTAGATAATGAACAGGTGGCTAGTGAACTTGGTTCTGTTGCTGGTGCTGTTGGTGACGTTTCTGCTGCTTTTATTCTACTAGGTGGAGGAGGTGGTGCTATTGAGGACACTGTAAGAAACATAGAAAAAGCTATAGGAATCTCCATGGCTTTTAAAGGTGCTATTGAAGGAACTCAGTCTGCTATGAAGTTATTTAATAATGTTATTAAAAACTCTACAGCGTTTCAGAAAATTAATAGTGCAGCTACTGTTCTAGCTACTGGAATAATGGCTTTATTTGGTCAGTCTGTTGTAGCTACTTCTGCTTCTTTTAAAATTTTAAGAGGTGCAATTATAGCTACTGGAATTGGTGCTTTAGCTGTTGGGGTTGGTTTGTTGATTGCTAATTTTGATAAGATTAAAAACTCTATAATGGGGATTAGTGACGCTAGTAAAGACTTACAAGAAACCACTAAAGCAACTACAGAACTAAACAAGAAAAACCTAGAGACTTTAAACAACCAAGAGAACATCTTAAAACTACAAGGTAAGACAGAGCGTGAAATTTTAATGATGAAAATTGACGGACAGAAAAAAGTTGTCGAATCATTAAAAGCAGAATTAACAGCACAAAAAGTAGTTAACGAAGAGAAGGTACAAGGTAGTAAAAGAAATCAAAAGATTTTACAGTTTACTATAAAGTTATTATCTGCTGCTCCATTATTGTTATTAAAAACTATTGACTTTTTAGGTGAAGGGGTAGAGAAGTTAATTAACTCAATTACACAAAGTGCAGTAGGGAAAAAAATATTTGGACTAGAACCTATAGACGTTGATTTTGGTTTAAGTGAAAAAGCTAATAAATTAATTGAGAAAGCTAGTACTTTAGTTTTTGACCCAGCAGAAACAGAGGCACAAGGAAAAGAAGATTTAAAGAAACTAGAGGAACAATTACTACAGCAAGAAAATGCGTTGGCTGGTTTCCAGTTGAGAGTCATTGACATGGACACTAAAGCAGCTAAAACTAAACAAGATAAAATAGACAAAATTGAGGCGGATGCTAAATCTAAAAAAGCTAAACAAGACGCTAAAGACTTAGCAGAAAAATTAAGACTAGAAAAAGAAGAGGAAGACAGAAGAAAATTTACATTAGAAGAAAAAGAAAGACTAGAAAATGAATATACTCAAAGTATTTTAAGTAATCAAATACAAGAAGAAAACGCTGTTCATGATAAATATTTTGCTTTAATAGAAGCAGCTAAACAATATGGTGAGGATGTTACAGTCTTAGAAGAAGCTAGAGAACACGAAATAAATGAAATTAAAAAGAAGTTTGCTAAAGAAGATTTAGAAAGACAGCAAGCTGTAGAAGATGCTAAAATAGGTTTGGCTATTGATGGGGTTGACGCTTTAATAAACTTAACTTCTGCCTTTGCTAAAGACAATGAAAAGAGTCAGAGACGTGCTTTTGAGATAAATAAAAAACTACAAATAGCACAGGCTATAATGACTACTTACCAAGGTGCAAACGCTATCTTTGCTAGTGCTGCTGCTAATCCAACTACAGTTTTATTTCCAGCTCAACCATTTATTGCTGCTGGAATTGCTATTGCTAATGGACTTGCAAATGTTGTAAACATATCTAAACAACAATTTCAGACTAGTAGTCCTGGAGGAGCTGGACAACAAACTCCCTCTTTTGGTGGAGGCGGAGGAGGCGGTGGAACACCTCCAACAATTCAACCAGCTAACACTAGCACACTAGTACCTCAAAATCAAACTCAGGTATTTGTTACTGAAACAGATATAACATCAACACAAAACTCTGTCGCTGTAATACAAGGACAGGCAACATTTTAAATAAAAAACAATGGAAGATAAAACAGAATTAATAGAGTTAATAATAGACGAAGAGGATGAGTCTGGAGTGGACTATGTGGCTTTAGTGGACCATCCAGCCATAATGAGTAACTGGCAAGCGTTCCAAAAACATGAGTTTGAAGACAAATATAAAACAGCTTTTAAGATTCAAGATGAAGATAAAAGAATAGTTAGTGGTTATTTTATGAAGGCTGATTTGCCTATTATTAGACTAAACGACCAGAATGAGAAATACTATGTAGTATTTAGAAAACCAACTATTGAAAAGATAGTAAATAAATTCTTTAAGAATAATTATAATTCTAATATTAATTTAATGCATGATATTGATTATAAAGACAATGGAGTCTATGTAATTGAGTCTTTAATCATAGATAGTAAAAGAGGAATAAAAGCTCCTAACGGTTTTGAGAATGCTCCAGATGGTTCATGGTGGGGAAGCATGAGAGTAGAGAATGATGAAGTCTGGCAAATGGTTAAGGATGGAACTTTTAAAGGATTCTCTGTAGAGGGAATATTCGGAGAAGCTAAAGCTACTAAATACCCTACTACTTTAATTAGTAAAATTATTTCAGTAGTTAAGAAATATAAAGAAAAACATTTGTAATTGTTAAAGTACCAATTATTTGTTATATATATAAAAGTATAAATAATATATATTATGAGTGAATTAAAAGAGTTATTCAATGAGATTAAAAGCATTTTTAAAACTGAAGGTGTTGACATTGAAAACGATTCTAAGGAATTTGCTGAAACTACTGAAAACAACGTGGAAGAAACTACTGAAACTGTAAAGGAAAAATTTGAAGATGTAGTACTGGCTGACGGTACTGTAGCTCAAGTTGAGCCTGAAGTGGTTGTAGGTGCTGCTGTAGTTGTTGACATGGATGGTGAACTTTTACCAGCTCCAGACGGTAGACATGAATTATCTGACGGTAGAGTTATATCTACTGAGGGTGGTGTGATTGTCGAAGTTGAGGAAGTTGAGGAAGAGGCTGAGCCAGAAGTAGAAGCAGAATCTGTAGAAGAGGAAGAAATGTCTAGTCCTTTAAGTGAAGCTCAAGAAAGAGAAGCTAAAAAGATTATAGAGTCGATTGTGACTGAAAAAGTTTTCGGAATGGAAGCTACTATTTCAGAAGAAAACAACGAACTAAAAGAAGAAATAAATAATCTAAAAGAGTCTTTTTCTATGTTGCTAAACTTAACAGAGAAAATGTTAGAAGAGCCAACAAAAAGCGAAGTGGTTAAAAGACCATCTAGTTTTAAGGCTTTAAAAAAAGAAAATAAAAAAGACATAATAAGTGTCTTAAAAAGTAAAAATATAATAAAATAAAAATTATGAGTTTTGATGTTTCGGCTTTAGCCGCATATACCGAACAAAATGCAATGGACTTAATCATTAAGTCTGTAGCTGGTGGTAGACTTTCAGAATACGCTAATATTCAGGATGGCGTGAAAGGACCTACTACAATAAACATACTATCTAGTGATGTTGTTTTCCAAGCAGATGGATGTTCTAGAAGTGCAAGTGGTTCTACTACTTTGTCACAGAGAACTATTACTCCTGGTGCTGTTGCAATACATGAGGATTTATGTATGACTGACCTAGCTGCTAAATATACAGCAGTTATGTTAAAAGCTGGTTTAACTGGTGAAAAAGAAGAGATTCCTTTTGAGGAGTTATACTTTGCTGAGAAGGTTGCTAAATTACAGAAAGCTATTGAAGTAGCTGACTGGCAAGGTGACACAACTTCTGGAAATGCTAACCTATCTAAGTATGATGGATTAAATAAAATTATTGCTGCTGCTACTGCTGTAGATGGTAACCCAACTGCTATTGCTCAGGCTACTGGTATAACAAATTCTAATGTTATTGGAATACTTACTGGTATGGCTGAATTAATGCCAGAAGATATCATGGACGCAGACGATTTAAAATTGTTTGTTGGAATGGATACTTTCTTAAAATACCAAAAAGCTATCGCTGATGGAAACTATTTCCATTATGTTGTAGATGGTGGGTTTACTTCTGAACTTCCATTAATTGGTTTTCCTAATGTCACTGTATGTGCTACTCCTGGTCTTTCAGGTTTGGCTACTGGTAACTGTTACTTAATGAGAGCGTCTAATATTTATGTTGGTGTTGACTTACCAGACGAAGAGTCTAACGATGTTAGAAGTTGGTACGATGACAATGACAGAATTTATAAAGTGACTATGGCTTTCAGAAGAGGTGTGAATGTTGCATTTCCTGACCAAGTTGTAGAATTTTTATTAGCCTAAATTTAATGGGGGTTTAATTACCCCC